GTAATACTTGCTGTCGGAACTTCGTTTACGACTCTTTTACAGAGTTCATAAATTTCATCGACTTCTTTCTCAAACATTTTCATTTTCCTTTCTCTCTGGCGTATCAATATCCCAGAGAATTCCATATACAATCATCGTAGTCATTGCCGCCGCAAAAAGCTGCCTGCCTGTCCCGTCCCATTGCCAGAACGGCAGGAACGTGGAAAAACCTCCGATCAGTGCGGCACAGATGATGTTTTTCAGATTACTCACTAATACCTCCTATGATCCACGCAAGGTTGCTCGCCACAAGTGCGGCGGCTGTCACAATCCATGCAGTGAACCACTTTCTTGATTTCTTCTTGCTCTCCTCAACGATTTCAGTCGCAAGTGCCACTTCAATGTCAGCCCGTGTTGGCTGATTTTCGTTTCTAATTTCACTCATATCGTGCTAATTTCTCCTTATTTGTTCTTATTTGTCTTTACAATTAGCAGATAGAGGCTTATAATTAACCTGTATCCACTAAGGTGCTTTAGTGGGTGCAAAGCTCCGGGGTGGAGGTGTCGACTCCCTCCGGGGCACTCACTTATTGAGAGCAGCCTTGCCTTTCCAGACATGACCAGTCACTTCATAGACTTTCCTAGGGCTTATGATGTATGTGATCCTGCCACCGGAAAGGCTTTTTGCTGGCTTGTTATTCTGGATAGCAGTCCCGATCGGCAACCATCCGTACACAATCCCTGCTCGGATTGATGTTGCAGGGAGTCCGATCAACTGGCTTGCATCAGATACGCTCATGTTCTCCGAGGAGAACTCTGGCATCTGTGGAATGCCGGATATGATTCTTGCAACCTCCGCGGCAAACTGATGAACTTCTGCATTCTCTTTGATGTAAGTATCAACTTCGCTCATTTCATGCTCCTTTCTTGTGGTATACTCCCTATAGATGGGAGGTGATAATAATATGAAACCGAATATGGCAAACGGCTCCATAGTTCCGCACAGCGTCCTTGAACAGCAAATAAAAGAAGCTAAAGAAAAAGAATTACGGAAACAGCAATGGCGACATGATTTCCGAGTAGCTTTATTTAGTGCTGTTGTTGGCGGATTTACTGGATTCCTGGCTACTGTAATCACTCAGATGTTACTTTAGCATCCACTGTGCGAGTAGGCTTCCAAGTGCTCCACAGGTAGCCGAAAGCACAAAACAAAGAATCCAAAATGCGATTCTGTTTTTCAATTTGCTTTCACCTCCAAGTTAAGAACTTTGTAGATGGTTTTAATCTGCCTGATTACTTTCTGGAATCTTCGACTCAAGGAACCTATCTGTTTTATCAGGATTCTTGTATTTTGCGATTGTTTCTCCAACCCCAAGAAAATATCCCTTGTCAAACTCTGACATATTGGGAACTGCCTTGGCTATTGATTCGAGAATCTTCTTTTCTTTCTCAGACAATGTATTCACTCCTTTCTTACGCGTTTTGATTCTTCAAAAGCAACTAAGTCGCTTTCTGATACTCTGTAACCAGAGCCGTTCAGATTGATTGCCGGAAGCTGTTTATTCCGTATCCATCTCCACACGGTAGGAACTTTCACGCTATATCTCTGAGCGATTTCTTCGCAAGTGTAAAGACGTTCCAAAAAATCACCTCCTACTTATTTTTAGTTGCGTTTACCACTTATTTGTGTTATCCTAGTTAATGCCTAATGGCAAGGAAAGGTTGTGTTCTGTATTGAAAGCAATGTTTAGCCTGCCTGCTCCCTTTGCTCTTAATCCGTCCGTACTGATACCTCGACAGTCAAAACAGGTCAAAGACGGCTCTGATTGTTTTGTCAGCGATTAGGCATGTTGCAGAACCAAGACTGCGAAAGTGACAAGGTGCTTCAAGAAGCATTTGGTCTCGTCAGATGTGGCGTCAGCCTGCAAAGTACATAGGGTAAACAAATTTGGTAAAGAGCTGTTAGGGACGAGACCCCTAGCAGTTTCTTTTTATTTAATAGACGCCTTGTTTCTATCGGATTGTGGTAAACGCTCAAGGCTTTGTGTTACCTTGTGTTATTATAATATCTCACTCAGATAGATTTGTCAAGCGTAAATCTCACAAAAAATTTGACAGAGTTAGATTTTTATGCTACTATATACTTGCAGTTAAGAATAGGAGGTGAAAAGAGTGAATACCAGGATTCAACAAATAAGAAAGACTGCGAAGATGACTCAGGATGAGTTCGCCGAGAAAATCGGGGTATCTAAGAATTTTGTTTGGATGATAGAAAAAGGAGAAAGAGTTCCATCAGATCGAACTGTCAAGGATATCTGTAGGGAATTCAAAGTCAACTACGAATGGCTGACTAAGGGAACAGGTGATATGTTCATCCAGAATAAGAGAAAATCCGAGATTGCGGATTTCGTTGGTTCGGTTCTGAATGGAGAAGCAGATAGCTTCAAGATACGATTAGTAGAAATACTTGCTAATCTAAATGAATCAGAATGGGAAACACTTCAGAAACTTGCGAACGCTTTAGCGGACAAGAAAGAGGAGTAAAAAGATAGGGACAGGATGTAACTCCTGCCCCTTTTCTTTATTTCAGTCCTAGAAATGATATTATAAATCTAAATATTGTATATAATTGGTCATGGTCTGCTTTTTCTATCATCTCAATAATCTCTTTCTTATAATCCATAAATAACCCTCCCTGTCACAACTACCACTTACATTACAGTATATGTTCGGCTGTGGGAAATAGAACCGAACATTAGTTCGTTTTTGCTATTATATCACTAATGTTTGCTCTTGGCAACTGCCAGATATACACCGATATGTTTATGATTGCATAGAAATTATTCGTAACATCAAAGATATAGTCTTTTCTGTTTAGTGGCAGGGCGAATAAAAACGGCGGCATGGTCTGCTTTATTTCATGGGCATTATTCTTATGTAGGGTAGAAGATCTGTACGCATTTTGGACAGAATACACTCCTGACTCTTCATGGATATAATCGTCTATACACATTGGTAAATAAACAATGTAATTAAGCAAAAGCACAGCTCCTATTATAATTAGTATATTTTTGATTATTTTCATTTCATAAATCACCTAAAAACGTCTATTTACAACTAAATTTAACGATGCTATAATAAAAATAACATATTTAAACACTTTTTTTTGCAAATGGCGAAAACAATGTTTACAAGGGAATGATTTACATGAAAATTGCGATTTGTGACGATGATAATTTACGAATTGAGATTTTCAAAAATAGCATTGACCGATATCTAAAAGAGCATGGTGATGGTGGATATACATTAACCGCCTACACCAGCGGAAAGCCTTTGATCGACGATGTTTCAGATGGTGAATGGTATGACATAATAATTCTTGATGTCTCCATTAACGGAGAAAATGGCATAGAGATTGCCAAAAGATTAAGAAAAATCGGATACTATGGAAATATCACTTTTTGGACAGAACGCAGAGAATATGTATTTGATGCACTTGATGTGCTGCCGGTTCATTACATCATTAAAGGCTCTGAGCATGGAAGAATGTATTCAGTTGTTAAGCAGACGCTTGAAAATATTCGTGAAAAAACGCTTACTATCAAGAACAAGGACTACTTTCACAGAGCTGAATTCCGGCATATTGAATACATCGAAAGCCAGAACAAATACATAATGATTCATTGCACGTGCGGAATATCACACAAGGAACGAGGAAAGCTCAATGATATCGAAAAGAGTCTTGACGGAAGATTTTTGCGCTGCCACCAGAGCTATATAGTTAATATGGACGAGGTAAGCGAAGTAAGCTATTTTTTTACGATGGTATCTGGCGCGATCGTCCCGATCAGGCAAAGAGAACTTGCGAAAATAAGAGAAAAATATGAAAACTACGTCATTGGAGGGAAATAAAGCATGAGCGAAGAAAAAACAAAGAAATGCAAGTATTGTAAAACAGAGATTCCGGCAGATGCTAAGGTCTGCCCGCAGTGCCGAAAGAAATTAAAAGGCGGAAAACTCAAATGGGTTGTACTGATAATCCTTGTCGGAGCTATCATCGGAGCTGTAGCTGGCGAAAGTGATTCAGAATCAGATAAAAGCGCAGCAACCGCTACTTCTTCAGAAAAGAAAGAAACTGCTGCTAAATCAAAAGAAGAAGCTGCGCCGATCGAGTATACTGCTGTTTCCGTTAATGATATGATGTCCGATCTTGATAGCAACGCCATGGGTGCATCTGATAAATACAAAGGTAAATATCTTGAGATCACCGGAAAACTTACTAATATTGATGCTTCTGGTGAATACATAAATCTTACGGCAGATGGCGATTTTGAAATCATTGGCGTACAGTGCAATATCAAAAATGACGAGCAAAAATCAAAGGTAGCATCTCTTACCAAAGGCGATACCGTTACATTAAAAGGAAAATGTACAGATGTCGGAGAAGTGCTGGGATATTCTCTTGATATTGACGAGATAGAGTAAATAACATGGCTCCTGCTTAATGGCAGGGGCTGTTTTTATACAAGGAGGAAAATCATGGCAAAAAGAAAGAAATACCCGAAATTGCCGAATAGTTTCGGGTCTATCCGCTATCTCGGCAAGGGTCGAAGAAACTGCTATGCAGTTCACCCACCGGCAACACTGGACGCAACAGGAAAAGCGATCCGTCCGCCTGCGATCTGCTACGTTGACGACTATCTGAAAGGGTTCGCCGTTCTGACAGCTTACAAAGCCGGGACGTACAAGCCAGGTATGGAAAAGGAACTTGAGATTGCCCCCACAACGGACACAGACGCCCTTGTAAGCCGTATTTTGTCGGACTACAATACATTTAAGGGCACAGAAGAAAAACACCCGGAAACGCACAAATTGACGTTCTCGGAGGTATACGAAAAGTTCATAGCATGGAAGTTCCCGGAAGACACCGATCTGTCGAAGTCTTCAAGGAATGCATACCACTGTGGGTATCTTAACAGCAAGTCCCTGTATGATCGTACATTTGAAGACTTGAAGGCGCCGGATTTGCAAAAGGTTATTGACGACTGCCCACTCAAAAAGCAGAGCTTAAACACGATTCTTATGCTTTTTAAACAAATGTATAAATTCGCAATCTACTCAGAGATAGTCACGGAAAACAAGGCACTGTATGTTTCTGTCAAAGCAAAAGATGACGCTGAGCACGGAACCCCGTTTTCCGATCTGGAGCTTCAGACACTCTGGCAGAACACCGACGATCCGGAAGTACAGCTCATTCTGATCATGTGCTACTCCGGCTGGCGAATTGGAGAAGTGCTGAAGCTTACGACAAATCTTGAAGAGAGATATTTCCAGGGCGGCATCAAGACCGCAGCCGGAAAAGACAGGATCGTTCCGATTCATCCGTCCATATATGAGTTTGCAAAGAACAAGGTCCTGACGCAAAACGGTAAGCTCTGCATCTATTCCCAGACGCAGCACCGAAACGCCCTGTTCTACCCTACATTGGAACGCTTGAAAATAACCGGCAACCCGAAACACACGCCACACGATTGTCGGCATACTTTTTCTACCCTGTGTGAAAAATACGGCGTCCGGGAGAACGACCGGAAGAGGATGTTGGGACATTCGTTTGGAAACGATGTCACGAACGCTGTGTACGGTCACAGAACCCTGGAAGAACTCCGGGCAGAGATTGAAAAGATAAAAGTCCCATTTGTGACTAACTGTGACTAACCGTTCCTATTTTTATCTTTTTTAAACTGTCTTAATTACTCTAACAAAAGTCTGCAAAGCCTTGATTTTACTGGCTTTTCCGCATTTTACAAGGGATTTCGCAAAGACATTTTCTTTAATCTAATTTTAATGAAAATCTTCAAGAATCCTTTGTTTATGCGGGTTTCAGGACTTCGTTTGTGACTAATTTGTGACTAACCGTGTAAATCTATATCTGTTCACAACATCGTAATTTGACGTAAAAAAAAGAGAGTCGGGTTTTTAGGCCCAACTCTTTTCTGACTGTCCGCTCGTGCCGCTGCTAACAGCCCCCGAATTGGGACATACAGCTCTTCCGTTCATGCACGGTGGAATCAGTCTGCACTCTTCACTTGTGCGTAGCCACACAGGATATTATACATCATAAGTTCAACCCCTGTGCGGCTGTTGATAGTATACCTTGTTCTGAAGGAAAAATCAATCAGAACGTTATTTCGTATTCGCCTTCATGTGCTCAATCACTTTCTTCCAGGTATCAATGCCGCAAGTTCCATTTGCCTTTACACCAACATTTTTCTGAAAAACTTTAAGGGAATTATATGTGTCGTCCCCAAACTGTCCGTCAGCTTCTACGCCCAGCATCGCCTGAAGCATTGCCACAGCTGTACCGGAACTGCCCTTTCTCAGAATCGGAAGTCTTGTCTGGAAAGTACCGGTGAGCGTAGTTGAAGGCGTACTTACTTTTGCGCCGGTGGTAACAGCAATAGCCACGTGGTGATTATCGTTCAGGAGGATATCTCCTGCCTTTAAATAGTCACCAGATGTCAGATACTTACTATCCGTCAGTACTTTCGCACCGGCAGCCTTCATTGCGGCTCTCATGTTTCGTGTTGTCAGATAAATGCTGACTGCTTTGAGCTTTGCATTATTCAGGCGATATCCAGCGCCCTTGACGATAGCTGCTGTACTTGCGCTGCAATCAGATTCACAAGCTACCGTGATCTGCGCCGGATCGTAGTTGCTTGCCTTTAAGTGCTGCCAGAACGAATACCGGTCATTGCTGTTTCCGGCAGTACCCTGATCGTACCCAATGAGATTGTTCTGCGCCGCTTTTGTCGCCATGTCTGCGATCATGGCTGCGATTTTGGCGTCATTGAATCTCAGGACACAGAGCCACGGCCTGCTGTACCAGTTCATGATCCGATATTCTGTACCAGTCTGATCTCCTGCTTTCCCACCTGCGTACCTTCCGTTCTCATCATGTCCGCAGTTACTGATTTTTACCATTGTTGTTTCTCCTTTCTGTGTCGTTCCTCTATAATCCTTGTAGAACACATCCATATCAACATTTCCGCTGATTCCGGATACTTTTCCCTTGCTGGAATACTGCCAGCCTACACCAACAGATGGGCGTAATCTTTCCTGCACAGAACCATTATCGCCAGCCGGATAACGTGCAATCCAACACTCATACTTTCTGAGTGCGTCAGTCAGAACGTTGTTATACCAGTCATAATTGCAGTAGATGCCGACCTTATAACCGGCTTTTTTCATCCTTGTCAGAAATGCGACGGCAATATTTTCGACTGCCTGTTTACCGAGTTTTCGCTGATTAGACCACTCGAGGTCATAGAACACTGGGAAGTCCAGTCCCCGCCCGTTCAGTGCGGCAATCACATCTTCCGCTTCATCAATCGCCTGTGCCGGTGTCAGAGCGTAACTGTACTTGTAACCGCCGATAAGGATTCCATTGCTCTTACATCCCTTGTAGTTGTACTCGAACGAGCTGTCAACGCCTGATTTCTGATGGATTCTTAAAATAGCGAATTTGATACCGGATTTAGCCACTTTCGGCCAGTCCGGTTTTACTTGATTGGATGATACGTCAATACCTTTAATTTCCAATTTATCAACTCCTTTCATGAAATCATGAAACATATTTATGAAATTTTCAAAGTTTCTTAATGAACTAAATGGGAAGAGGAAAATTTCTATATTATTCGCCTCCATTCGTCCACAGCACCATTACTCATTATACGGTAACGAATGCGCTCATATACAAAAAGATACTGTACTCCCCAACTGTGATCATCATTAACAAATGTCATACATATTGACATAGTACCTTTGTCGGGATTATCGTCTGCTCCTTGACAATCACAAAAATTCACGCCTATAGGAGTGTTTTTCATGTAGTTTTCCAAAGAATTTACGTATTTTGATGGCGTCTTACTATTTTATGTCGTAACGATATGTCCAAGTGCTGTTCATCCGGTAGGCTGCTATTACTTTACCAATTCCAACAACTATCAATCCAGCATCCCGTCCGAATGGAATGTAGATGCAGAATGCCTACGGAGGTATAGTAAGGTTTTCGTTTACTACAATTGCGTTTTCACCAGCACGGAAAAAAGCAATTTCGTTGCCGTCTGGAATCTTGTCGTAGGCGGCACTTGCATAACTGGAAATACGGTTACTATTTAATTCATTAAGTGCTCCAACCACCGTCTTGTTGTTCGTCTGCAAGTTGCTGATGACCGCATTGGTCAGTTTCTCAACAATCCAGTTCCAGATTCCGCTGAACGGCGAAAGCTTGTTTGCCTTTGCCGCTGCATCGTAAATCATTAAAGAATCCGCATCCTCTGGTGTTGCTTTCTGTGTGTACTCATTAAATTTTCCCATTACTGTAATCTCCTTTCTAACTCTTTGATACGTTTTTCTTGCTCGTCAACCTTTGCGCTAAGTTCCTGTATGGCTTTAATGGCGTAGTTGAGAAGATACGGGCTGTTAATCTGCTTAATGTCCATCTCGCCGTTTTCGTCATATCCGCCGCCCAGAGCCAAGTTCGGGTCGATTTCTTCCAATTCGTCTGCCACGAAACCAATGTTTTGATGCCATCCACCCATCTGCTCTTTCCAGTCAAACTGACGGACTTTCATTTGATTAACCGTTTCAAGAGCGTCTGTTTCACTGTTTTTGACGTTTTCTTTTAGACGGATGTCAGAAATATTCAAGTTCGTATAGATATAATGCATTTCATAAGAACTGCCGCCCCACTGTGCTTTTACACCAAGGCGATAACTACCATGTTCGGTACCGGCTCCATATCCATTTGCGTGATAGTCAGAAAACAAAAAAGCTACTCGATTAGTGTCGGCAGTAACAGACGCTATGGGTTGCCTTGTTACTGCTTCACTCGATCCACTCGCTATTTTTGCTTGATTTTCGTAATCGTAAAATAGGAGTTTGCCTTCCATCACAGCATTTTTTCTGACCGTTAATTTATCGAAATTACCTATGACATTACTGATCGAATCAAAATTAATAATACTTTTCTCAAGGTGCAAGGTATCATCTGTACCCGTACCACCGCCCGCTATATCTTCAGTGAAGGTCAAGCCTTTCTTGTTAAATGCAATTTTACCCTCTGCATTTTTATCAGTCAGCGTCGTCGCTCTAGTTTCTATTCCGTTTTGTCCAATGGTTAAGATCAAACTTCCACTGCTATCGTATATTTTCATCAAGCCGTTTCCGTCATTCTGTCCGCCGAGCGCAAGCGTTCCACCTTTAGCGGCATTGAACGAAATATACAGCGTCTGGTTTCCACTTTCGTCCTTTTCGTAGTACAGTCCCTTGAACTTTCCGCTGTCTGACAGGATATCAACTATCTGCTCCTGCGTCAGTGACGCCACATCAACTGCAACGGAATATGTCTGGTAGTCCGCAAGCTTCGTTTTCGACTGGTCAAAATACAGTGAAACCTTGAGCATATCATGGGCCTTGAGTGACAGTCCGTTGACATTGATGTTCAATCGGTCAAGTGCCGCAGTCTGTGATACCGTGAGCGCTGACCATGTAGCGCCGTTGTCAGTGGATTTTTCCAGTTTCCACCAGCCTTTCTGCGACTGTGCAACTTCGCCGTTTCCGTCACGATAGAACGAGTCTACAATGAGCGGCGCCGGTGTTATCTTCTTGTCTGCCCCCATTAAAAGCACATCCGCATTACTCTGGAAGAAATAAGTCCTTCCGGCAGTCCCCTGTTCGCCCTTAATCTTCGTCCAGCTATATTTCGTCGGGTCGGTGCTATCATCCGGTGTGTAATCGGTATACTGCCCGATATACAGCTTATTGACGCTATCATCCACGGAGAAGCCTGTTCTACCGTCAGCACTATTCGCATATGCGATATGGAAGTATGGTGTTTTTCCGTTCACTCCCGGTGTTCCCGGCACACCCTGCGCTCCGTTTGCCCCCTTAATCAGTGACCATGTATACTTCGTCGGGTCGGTGCTGTCAGCTTCTACGAAGTCCACATACATACCGATATACTCACGGTTTCCGTCAGATACTGAAAAATCTTTCGTTCCATCTGCACTGTTAGCATATGCAAGGTGCGTGTACTGTGTCTTTCCATCTGTTCCAATGCCCGGGATTCCCTGCGGTCCGGCGTACTGTTTCGCAATCGAGAACTGTTTTGATACGACAAGGTTATTCAGATATGCCGCCTTGATGTTCACCCATCCGCTGTCTGCGGTCAGCCCGGTGACAGTGTATGTCTTAGTTTCCCTATTCCAGTTTCCTTGTATGTTCTGGGATGTCGTAATTGTGTACGTGCAGTTATCCGTGATATCCTGCATTCCGTACATAACGGTCGCTGTTGTGGTACACTCTGGAAACTCTGTATAGTTACCGTCGCTGTCAACTGGGATGCCCTGATAGTCGTTATCGAGCTGCATGGTCATGTTTCTGGCCAGAGCTGCCATGTTCTCAACATCTTCAATCTTTTCATCAAGTGGCTTACCGCCGATCGTCACATAACTTCCGTCAAGAGTAACTGATCCAGTATCCATATCTGCTTCAAATATCACATTTCCACTCTTATCTCTTACGATGAGCGTTCCTGCGTTGATATAATCAGCATTAATGCCCTCTGCGTAGAGCAGTCTGGTTATTAATTCGCCAGTCACCGCAAAGCCGTAAGGATACGTTTTTCCGCCATCAATCGACACGGCAAACGCTTCTGCTGTCAGTTTCCAGATTATGTTAGATTCTTTTATGGTCGGCTTATTGTGCATGTAGTATATAATACTGCCATCCTGCTGTGGCTCTTGCGTCATATACAGACCGCTCGAAGAACGGAGTGTTTCAGCTAATCTCTGTATAGCCTCTTCTCTTGCGGACGTTTCTTTTTGTACCATCTGACGTGCCGCAACTATAGCTTTCGTACTATTTCCGTAAAAGTCACTGCTGCCTCTGATTGGATCATCAGCCTGTGTCTTAACTGTAGTCAGGCCACCCACGTTACCTGATACATCTGTCAGAGGAGTAACGTATTTGTTACCCGACCGATCGTAAGTATAAACCATGTCGCCGAATTCTACGGTCGGCTCATATATAAGATCTCCTTCAAGGTTTCGGAATCTTACGCCTACAATCTGTTCACCGATGATATTTGCCACCGTCTGAAGCTGATCGGTATCAATCAGTTCATTCTCAAGCTCGAGGACATACCCCTCTTCTCCGTACATGCCTGAATGATCTGTGTCAGTATTGTCGTCCGTTTCTCCGTTTTTCAATCGAATTCCGGTAATAACGATATCATCACTGGAAAGCGCAGGCGGGTTCGCATAAGCCATCAGCCTCTGAACGTCACTACCCGGGCCGGATGTGAGAGCCAGGAACCCCTCTGCGTTAATAGTCCATCCTGGCAGAGAAACAAAACCGTCGGTATCAATAGACGGGTTAGCATCGCCGAAATGAATAAAACCATCTGTATCCACAGTCGCGGCATTGTCAGATTCCATTTTCCCAAAATCCCATTTTACAAACTGGAGATTCCCGGAATAATCAATCCGGGCATTTGCAGACTCAACCATAGCTGCGTACCCGAACAACTGGCGAAACGTCATACTGTCCGGAATGCTTCTTATTATAATATCGCCATGGTCCATAGTTAGATTCATGCCTATGCCGACAGTCTTACAAGCATCTCTTACAAGGTTAATGAGCGACTGCGGCAGTTTTAATCCGCTGGTATATGTCTTATTTGCCTTATACATATCATCCAGCGCCGTAACATTGATGATATCTGAGTACTGTTCCGGCGTAGTGACCGTATAGACTCCCTTATCTATAGTTTCGATGATATCTTTTGTAGCTGCCTGTGTTGCGATGATAGGATCACCGGTACTGTCCAGAATCGGGTTATAACTTTCATCTAACAGTGCGCTTACAGATTCCGGTGCTGCATACGACGTCTGAAGCTTCAGATAAGCGTGAATCTTAGCTCCGTAAAAGTTGTAGCTCTTCCACTGTTCCTGATCGTTATTGATGCTCAGTGTTAGCGTTTTACAGATAGTAGCGCCGACCGGAAAACTGCTGCTATCTGCACAGTCGGAAAACCCGTTGTCGCCGTTCATGACATCTTTGTCAATGGTCTTTTTCGTCCCGTCAGGAAAGGTGATATCCACTACCATTCTGACTGGTTCACCAGCTTCAAGTTTTTCTCTAAATGCGTTGCTTACGTTAATCACAGTGGATTCACCCCCGTCATGTTAAATTCTAGCGATGATAGTATTTTTCTGTCATCTGATAATTCTCCGATAGCTATGTTTTGTGTCTGCCCTACGTAGAACGGAGCGTCTCTCCAAACTCCGTAATATGGCGAGAAATAATGAAGCGTAAATTTATAACCTTTTGCCACCATCTGCAAAATCTTGGTTGCCTCTGCCATCGGGAGATCGCTAGCCTTGTACGTATACTGTTCTACGGTAAACATCGGTGTAAAGTAACCTACACCGTATTGCGTCCTCTGGCTGGATTCCGTGTAAGTCGTGGCGAAGGAGAGCGCAAGGCCTTTGTCCGGCTGCCAAATTATCGTTCCGTTGATTTTATATTTTTCCATAACACTCTCCTTTCTATGCCATCTCAAACGGGTTTCTGCCGCTTGTATCTCGTCTCATCTGCGCTTCTTTCATCATCTCGTCAAACAGCGTCCTGCGGTTGATCTGAGCTGTAAATCGCCAGCTTCCACCGCCAGCCTGTCGTCCTGCTGTTTCTTCCCGGACGATCTTTCTGAGCAGAGCTTCCGGTGTCTCGATGTTGTTACCCTGCTTCTGGTCGCCTAAGACCGCAAGGAACTCGCTTCTTGGTGGAATGACTGCGCCTTTAGCCAAATACGGAACTGTCGGAACTCTTGGGAAAGTAGCTTTAAACCCGATAGTCTTTGAGCCGAATGGAGTCGGTACTTTCCATGGGCCGAAAGAGAATGCTGATTCAATCGCACTAACAACTCCGTTTACTTTGCTGATAGCGCCATTTACAACACTTATGATATTGTTCAGAACAGACCTGATAGCATCTCTCATTCCGTTAAATACATCGACTACAGTGTTTTTGGCGGATGTGAATTTATCAACAATAGCGTTCTTGATTCTTTCAGCAAAGCCACTAACAGTAGACCATATAGCATTCCATTTCTGATGCGCGCTGGCTTTTATGTTCCCCCAAATGGTCGTCATTTTGGTAGCTAGACCTCTGAGTTTATTCCCAATATCCTCAACAAAACGCCTTGTTTTATTAGAAATCCAATCCCATACCTTTCCAGCCATTTCTTTGATTTTGTCCCAGTTTTTGTACAGTAATACACCAATCGCAATACATGCGCCGACTGCAAGAACAAAGACTCCACCTGGTCCGATAGCTGTTGCAATGGCTTTGATACCGCCCATGATGCCGCCTGTACCAGTCATTAACGAGATAAGCCCCTTTGCGGCCATAGCGATTCCAGACACGTTTTTAATGATTATCGACGCCAATCCTGCAATCTTCGCCGCTGCGAACGCCCCGATCAGGGCCGCACCGAACGCTTCAACGATCGACTGATGATCGGCGAGAAACGTAGCTACTTTTGACACCAGATTAATCACTGTCGGAAGCCCTACCTCAATGACCCATTTTAGCATCGGGAGGACAATGTTGTTGTAAATCCATTCAAGTACATTTCCAATGGATTCCAGAATTGGTGCAAATGCACTTGTCAAATTACTGATAGATTCCAACAATGGATAGAAATCCAAGTTCGCCGCCCATGTCGCCGTATCTGCGGCAATCCTCTCAATGAACTGCATAACTACCACAAGAGCATTTGCAATATTCTGGATAATCTGCGTTCCGACATTATTCTTGTTCCATGCGTCAGCAAAACCGGAAGCAATATTTCCAATAGTTTTAAGCACATTCTGAGCAATCCTCAGCATGGTTGTAAGCATTGTCGTACCTGTGCCATTTGTCCAGACTTCTACAAGGCTCCTGCCTACACTCTTAGCGAGCTTTGCGATTCCCGACAAGGCTATCTGCGCCGCACTAATGGTGTTCTTGCCCTCTTTTTTCCAAGCGTCCTGAAATGGTTTCCAGAGCTTTTTTAAGAGCTTCGCAAGCTTTTCAGCTGATTTGCTGATTTTATCCAGAGCGGTTTCACCCTCTGCTACTTTTCCATAATCAACGCTCCCGACAGCCCCGGCTAGACCACCAGGGCTTCCTCCTGATCCTGTTCCTGAGGACGGGACTTTACTTGCTGTTGACGATGTATTCTGAGTTGAATACCGATTAATCTCATCAAGTGGACTCAGATATCCGTTCGCAGCTTTAGCTGCGTCTTTTGTTGCATCGGCTACATCTTCTGTAGAATCCGCAAGCTTGCTGGCGTTGTCTGCCGCCTGTCCATAAGCGTCTGCCGTATCCTGCACGCCGCTTGCATCGCCTGTGAGACCTGCTCCACTTCCACTTGTCTGACCAGAGGATTTCTTACCGGTGATTAATTCCGTAAAGGATTTAAAAGCATTGGCTAACGTTGCCAGCTTACCGAGCAGAACATTAATTACTTTCAGAACAGGTGTAAAAATATTAATCAGTCCCTGTCCGACTGTTGCCTTGAGAGATTGCAGCTGTAACTGCATCACTCGCACCTGGTTCGCCCAGCTGCCTGAAGTACGAATGAAATCTCCAGATGCAGCTGATAACTGCTTCTGCACAAAAGCCAATCGGAGAGCTACTTTCTCCTGTTCAGTCATAGCAGATGTGGTTTTGCCGTAGCCGTTTGCAAGTGCGTACTGGTCAAGTGCGCTTTGTGTCATAACAACACCCAAGTCTTTAAGTGTTTCCGTTTCTCCTGTAAAAACTGACTTCAGTTTTATATAAGCCAGGTCTTGCGAAATGTTATAGAACGATGCTACATCACCAGTCAGCTGCGTTAGAGCCGTTGACATATCATAAGCCTGCGCTTCGGAGAATCCGAACGACTTGGACATTGCGCCGAACGTGCCGACATACCTTTTTGCCATAGTTTCAGATAGGCCAGCAGAAGTCATGGCATTCTTTGCAAATTCATTGACTTTATCCGACATGGTGGTAAATGTAACATCGACCACGTTCTGTACTTCTGCGAGGTCGGAACCAAGCTCCACGCACTCTTTCCCAAACTGTACCAATTTGCCGACAGCAAACGCCCCGCCAATCAGCAGACCGATTTTCTTTACAGCACTCCCAAGGCCGTTAAATGACTGTTTTATAGCTGATACGCCATTTCGGACACCGGTTGTATCCATTCTGGTATCAATAATGACTGAGCCATCAGCAGCCATACGTCCACCTCCTAACTATTTGAGGTTCAACATCTCATTCAACTTATCTTTATAAGCTTGCTCTTCTTCGCTGAGACGTGTTTTTATGTCAATTGTGTTTTTATTTTCTTGATAGAATTTCTTTTCCCATTTATCCAGGCGTTCGCCTTTTGCCTTTTTTGACCGGATCCCGACAACTGTATTAAATAGGCATTCCCCAGATTCCATAAAGTAGCCAAAGAACGTCCACCAGTGCATATATGGTACGGATCTGATTTCTTTTCCGGCAACCTTGTTTACAGCCGGAATGATTATGCCTCCATCTTGTTCCCAGTCCATCAAACGGGCTTTTGGGTGGTTTGGATCATCGTCAGATTGTCCGCAATCGATGAACTCCGATGCTTTCTGGCAAGCCTCGTCCAGGCACTCAGACGGTATGTTCTGCCAGTCCTCAAACAGAATTTGTAACATAACTACCGCTTTCGCCTGTTCATCCAGTTCTGGGTCGCTCATGGCTATGAGAATATCAATGATCGCTCGAAAATCTGTCCTAATAGAAAAATCCACCCCACTGATGTTGAGTGAGGTGGGAAGCTCATAGGCGGTCATTTTGCATACTTTTCCGTATACTTATTGACTGCTGCCTGCATTTTCTTTTTTCTCTTTTCAATTTCCGGTGCGATTGCTTCTGCGATCTTATCCAAAACAATGTAAGCGAACACCTGACCATTACCGAAAACAGTGGTTGCTGTGATCGGTTCCTTGAACAAGTCTTTTGACGCTTCATATCCGAGCAGATAGTTGATTTTGTCTTCGATCTGTTTATTCAGTTCAGCCATTTCTTTGCCGGAAGTGACTTTCTGGATAGAATCCTTAAGCTGCTCAAAGTATTCTGTCAGCTCTTCTGCACGTGCTGCCACATTGATATCCGTCGGGTTAAGCTTGAAAGAAGAAAAAACTTCATCTTCATTGTTGGTGAATGTAAAAATGAGAATTCCATCATCAATTTTGGTATTAATTACTTTTGCCATTTAGTGCATCCTCCTTGTATATGTGCTTATTCGCTGTCAGCTGTGAACGTACCGGAACTGATGTCAAATTTTCCTTTTACACGTTCGCCGACATAGTTAACGGTAAATGGAATCTGATAGCCGGATGTATCGCCGCCGTAGCTTGTCGGCACAACGTAGCAGTCCTGCTGATATGCTTCATACTTTCCTGCTGTAGCTTCTGTCCACAGATGAACCTCAACTGCTTTTGTTTTGAGGTTGTCATCTTTGAGACGTCCATCTACAATCTTCTGCAACGCTGTGAACAGGTCTGATGTGGTATCTGCATAGAACGGATCAGCATCAGAAGAAACTTCGTAGCCGTTATGTTTGAATGTGGATTCTCCAAGAATGTTTTTAGATGTTTCAGTATCTGGATTGAGTTCTACGTTATACTCTTCCAGATCTTTTCCAAGACGTTCATACTTCGGTGTCAGTCCTCCACAGAGAGAACCCGCATCGATGTAATGAGCCATATATTTACGGTCAATTTTGCCTGTAACTGCCATAGAAATGTCCTTTCTGCCTATAACTTTTAAAAGGCTGTGTAGGTTAGCAACTATCTCCAATTGATAGCCGGTTGTTACTTGTTATATTACTTCATAAGCGTTTTCATAGCGCACTGATAATGGCAATAGCCAATCCTGTACTCCACTCTCCTGCGGTTCTAAACCATAGGAGTTGTCACGGGTGATACGTTTTATCACTCGTCCCTGCGAAAGTTCAGGAAACGCATTTAAGCGTGTCTCAGAGCCATTTATGACAACTGGTTCTCGACATATCCATTTACCGAGATTGTCAAGGAACTTCTGAACAGATAACTTCTGTCGTTCCTTGTCGGATGCTGTTCGGTATACCACGTAAAATGGATACTGGCATACCTGATGCATCGTTCCGCAGACATCTTCTTTTTCTAAATAGATCAACGCCCCGTTGTCTGCTGAGAATGCAATTCCGGATTCCTTGCCGAGTTCCTCAAATTTGATCGTTTCATTTTCGTACAGTCCCGGATACTGGTTTAGAAGTGCTTTCATGGCATCTGTCAGAATCTCATATCCGGTTGCATCCTTACCGATAGGTTTATCCGCCATGTCTGCCACCTCCTGCCTGTGCTTTTACTTTGCGAATCCATGTACTACCGTATTGTCGCTTAGCGGCATCGAACCAATTTGCCTGTGCCCGTGGGTGAGCCTGTTTGGTGTATTCAAGATTCTCTTTTGCGGCTGTCTGACCAGAAAACTGACTAACGAGAACTTTCTTTGCTCCACGTCTTGCGTAGGGACTTCCAGTTGCTTCGTCGACCATTCCTTTTCCTTCATACAGAAAACGCCCATAAGGGGCCGCCGCCGCGCATACTTTCCCAGTTCCTTGCAAGGATGTGCTCTCAACTCTTGTTCGATTGATAAAATTTCCGGTAATCATTGGCATAAACGGAACCATACTGTCCATAACCATTCCGTCAAGGAGATACTGGGCTTCTTGATACTGTCTGGAGAGCCTGTCCATATTTAGCTTTATTTTCATATCTCCATCGACTATGGAGAACCCTTTAAAATGATGAATCTTACTCATATTACTTACCCAGAATCTCAAAGTGTGGAATCAGTGTATATGGACCACCAACACTGGTAATCTTGAACACATTATCCTCGTTCTCATTCATGTACTGGTAGAATCCATTCCGATAATCACTGTCAATTACCGTTCCACCAGTCCACTCGCCCTCCCAGAAAAACGATTCGTCCGAGAATGTAATAGTATCTTCCAGAGCGTTGTTAATCTGCTGTTTCCACTCTTTAGGCGGCACCCATGGAAGAATCTTGCCGTCTTTATCAGCAATGGTTATATCGCCGTTCTGGACGGTATATCGAACGTGTAACTGCGCGTTGTCAGTTGCGTCTGGTCCGTACTTCTTTAGGATTGCTCCCTTGTCCGTAATGAGGTCAACGCCGGATAAAACATGAGGATACCAGTACGCATCTCCTGTCGTGGCTGATTCGTAATAATCAAAAATCGTCACAGTTTTTTCGTACATGATACCCTCCTATCCTTCACATATTGCTTTTGAAAATCTATCAGAGAATGGTTTTATTCGGACAATATTGCCTTTGCACTCTTCCGGCACTTTCCCGTAAAAGATAATGCTTTCTGGGTGCAATCGTTCAATCATGGCATTGTAACCAGAAAGAAATAGTTCTTTCTTTTTCTTTCCATTCATGCAACCAACAGAAGATACCGCAACTGTTCCACTCTCTGGCTCTCCATCAAAGCACCAATCGTAAGAATCCGGTGTACTCCATGAGATCGTTGGAATCACATGACAACCATATTCTTGCAGATATGCACCTATCCAGTGTTTACGGTAATGGTTGTATATCTGGATGGCTTTAGGGAAATCGGTGTAGGTACTGAAATCCGGTGTCAAAATGTACCGGAATTTGTTCAACTTATCCGCATATCTGTCTGGATTTCTCCATAGTGCATCGAATTGGTAATCATCTAAAAAGAAATGAACAGCTTTCTCTTCTGGATTACTGCATTTACCTCTGGCATAATTAAAACCGACAAATTCGCAGTTGCTCTCGAATAGTTCTGGTTCTATCTGCGGTATACCGTATTCGCCGACACCAGGGAAGATGCGGCGGTTCAGATTTTCGTAAGCTATGCTTGTCTCTTTTTTTGCCATAGGCTATTTTCTTCGACGTCTGCGGCGGTTTACGCGGTTGACTTTTGCATCTGCTCTCGAACCACTGGACAGCGTCCTGTTCGATGCTGTTTCTCTGTCTAAGAATGTATTTGTCGCCTTACGATCAGCCTTATACGCTTTTTGATCTTTTCTCATCTCAGACGCGGAGATATTTTTCACAGTAGCGCCGTTGGATGCTGCTCTTTTTTTGAATTCACTCGCAGACATATTCAGCGGAGTAGGCTGTGGCGCACCACCTATTCCAATCTGATAGTAGTGCCGCCCGTTCTTGTTTGAGAAATAATACCTCGTTGTTTCGCCATTTCTGATTACATCAAGTCCGCTGGTTCCGCTGGAACTTAGTCCACTACTTCCACCACGTCCACCCATAAGATCACTCTTTCTGCACTGTCTGCTTAATAACCTGATTCACACCAGTAGCCGACAATCCGTTAAACATACCGACCGCAACTGCCGTGATATAGTCCGATGCCGGGAAATCCGGGATAATTCCCATCCCGACAGCTCCGAGAATCCCACCAATAACCGCCATGATTACCGGAATCCATTCATCAGAGATTCTTTTTGATGCTTTACAGCCCATTCCCACGATGTAGCAAATCATAACGATTGCTATACATGAGCCTAATGTTGAAACGTCCATATAATCACACTCCTGCATATAATACTGGTATTCCATCATCCGTCCTTACTCCCATCAGAAGCGGTAAAGCCGTCTTTAAGAGCAAGTCGTTCGTTTTCTGTACGTCTCCGGCGGCGGCATACACCGCACTCCATTCCTTTGCACTCGCCCCAATCTGCTGAGGCGTTGCGTAAGAGATAGATTCACTGCCAGAACTTACAGATGTTACAATGCCTGTTGATTTGCCGCCGACATTTATGTCGGTTGCACTTGCTGACGCCTGATTAATAGCATTCTTCTCAGCAAGGTCAATCTGGTACATCAATTCAGCCAATGAACAGACCGCCTTTTTGATGCGCTTCTGTGAGCGTTCGTTCGTCGGCAGTCCGTCCACCAGTCTGTCGGATGTCATTAAATCCACAAAATCACTGGCTCTTTCTGCCAGTCGTGGAAAGTCAGCTTCTGGCACGACATTGCCGAATGATTCTGTATAGAATTTATAATCTGCATAAGCCATGCCAGTTACCTCCTGCGTTTATGATTTCGCTGTTACGCTTACACTTCCGGCATTCAGTGCCTTGTATGTTCCGTCACACTCAACCACTGTGATATTCTGTCCGGTTGCTGCTGCGATGTCGGCTTTTCCATCCCAAGTACTCCAGTTTCTGAGATTCTGTCCATATCCAACAGTTACTGCCTCTGCTGCAACTTTGTATTTATACACATTGCCAGCATTTTCCTTAGCCGGATTTACAGTGATTTTTGTATTACCGCTTTCTATTCCAGCCACGGAATTTACTGTCAGAGTGCCAAGCGTTGGCGTCTCATCAATGGTGATTACTGCGATTGCGTCAATGTACTCTGCAAAAAGAGTAAGCCCCATAACCGCGAACGCTTCGGACACTGCTGTGTGGTAGTTGCCCTGAGTGTGGAATCCGATCAGGTTTGTTTCACCAGATACGGTATACACCAGACCAGCTCTCGCAAAGTCAGACTCGTTCGGGTCTACATAGTACAGAACGATGTTCTCAACAGGAGTTGCGATAACCTGTCCTCTCGGGATTTCACTGTCAGATAACAGGAAGATTGTGTTGAAGCCCATGAAATCTTTCATGTACTGAAATCCGAACTGGTTCTGAATAGTGATCTCAGCTGCTCCGAGGTATTCATATACGTCCAGAATGTTGACAAATCCAACAACGCCAGTCACATTTCTGTGCATCTGCTTGAATTTGTTCTCAACACGGCCTTTAGCCATTGCCAGAGCCATCTGGAACGTGGTTTCTGTAGAGGTAAGCGTACCGGTTTTCAGATAGTCATAGAATCTGCCGGTAACATCAGTCTGAAGCTGGAAAAGGAACTCATCGTCAGTCATCTGAACAGCGTTCTCGTAACCGTGATCCTTGATTGCTTCGATAGATACAGCCTTTGCGTACTTTTCGATAGCCATTTCTGCATAGGTCTTTTCTTTTACAGTAAACTTGCTGTAAGGGATTTCCTCACCCTCACCAACATTTCCGCTCTGTAAAGTACCCTCTGCGTACTTAGATCTCAGTACAGCACCCGGCTGTTTTTTGATAGGTCTCATGATACCCAGAATGTCACGTAAGTGCTGCCAGTTTCTTTCGAATCTGGTAACAAAATCAATCTCACGTGCTGTGACATGGATATCATTTGTAATAATAAGATTAGCTTTTGCTGCCATATAAAAAATCCTTTCTACCCATAATTGTTAAGGTATTGGGTTAGCGGCTATACTCTGGCGTATAGTCGGTGTAAAAAATCACTGGAATAACTGGATATTCTGAGCAATTGCAGCCTGTCTCTCGGACGGGTCTTTGATTGCTTCAATATCTTTTTTCGTCATACTTCCCGGCGTCTGCTGCTGTCCAACGTGAGTGGTAAATCTTGCCTGATTCTGCTGAGCCTGCTGCTGAGATTCATCCACAAAAGCAGATGCGTCAGACTGTTTCATCTGCTCGATCAGATCATTTAATCCGAGAATTTTACCGTCTTTCAGCTTAAGACCTGCTTCTTTAATGTCCGCCATAACCGATTTCTTTGCAGCTTCACTGGAAAATTTAACATCATCGAGTGCTGCTTTCAGAGCATCTGAGAAATCACGGTCATAGATTTTTGCATTGAATTCTTTCTCTGCATCCTCCGCTTTTTTCTTCCATCCAGCAAGCTCTGTCTGAATATTCGCCGGGTCGATACCGTCAAAACTTTTCAAGGTTTCTTCTGCTGTCTCAGCACGTTCTTTCCAGTTATCGCGTTCTCCCTCGACTTTTGACAGGGTTTTCACTACTTCTTTAGCATTCTTATAATGCTCAGAGAGTGCCTTTTTAACATCTGCCTGCTTGTCCTCCGGGATTTCAATTCCAAATGATTTTAATGTGTCAATAAGCTTCTGCATAATATCCTCCTGGTCGTGTTTATTGACCTGCCGCCGCAGGTAAGTGGATTAAGCCAGTTAGACCACTGGCAGGGTAATCGGAATGGCAGGAATCGAACCTGCGACGCTAGTTTATACGTTGCTCTACCACTGAGCTACATTCCGAATAACCCGGATTCCCGGGTTAGCAAAGTGTTTAACGTGTCATGCCTGCCACGAGTTGTTTCGGGCATCTGCCCATTTACCTTTTACAAGGAGGTGCGTACTGTCTATGCGAGCGAGCAAGTCATATAGACAGTAATGATACGTGTCGGAAATTGCATCCGCTTTTCAACCTCATGCGTCTTGTGTTAGCTAAACACTGCATTTTCTATTAAGGACACGCATCAAAGAAAGGAGGAATCAAAGAAAAATGTCTATGTCAAGTGGCTGTAACCACTTACGAATCTTCCCTATGAATATATTTTACCACAGACCCTCCAAAAAGTTGTGGTACATGTTTTAGCTAATTAGAGCATATCCCGGAGCTTTTCCACGTATCTCTTGACAAGATCACGTTCTTCCCGGCACTCTGCATCCTTGGACATATCGCTCATTTCTGTTGTGAGTTCGTCCAGATGTTCTTCCAGAGCGGCAAGCATCTTTCTTTTACAGTCCTCAGACTTGCCGGAACGATAGCTCTGTTTCTGTGTCATATAGTCGTCATAAGCATCTCGTCCGTCAGAACGGCTGTAATGCCCTCTGACATAATGCTCACCACGTCTGGCATAAGAACTACCCCTGTCGTAATCCGGCATCATCCTGCCGTCATTTGCACTGTATCTCCCCATGCTGTCACGCTTTCTTCCGCGTTCGCTGTAATCGTCATTATAGCCGCCACGCATCTCATCAAGGACAGTGTTATAGTACTCCACTTTTTTGTCCCAGTACTGTGTATTCTTGATATCTTTGTACATGTCAATCAGCTTATACGTCATATCCAGATTTCCAGTGGTCAGTCCACTGTCAGCGATTTTGGACAGTTCATCTTCAATTCTTGCGCATAAATCTTTAATATCTCTCATAACTGCACCTCCTACGCTTCTCTGGTCACGACAATGTTTGCGTTCGCAACAGAAATAGCCTGACCGCTTGTGTTTTCTACCGCGATATTAACGCAGCATCCACGAGGTACATCAATATAGATGCCAGAGGACACATTGTTGTACTGGTCTACTGCTGCCGGTGTAGAGATCATCTGGGAAGATAAGACCGGTTCACCAGAGATTGCAATAGCCAGAGAAATAGCTCCGACAGTACCGCCTGTTGAAATTGCGAGATTACCAGAAAAATCCACAAAGAATCTCGCTTTACACTGGTTAGTCAGTCCTCTCAGTGTGATGATTCCACTTCCCTCTCTGTGCTGAATGCAGTTAGAACTCTTAACTGCTGTGTTTGAAAATACTACGTTTCCATTTGCTGCTACAGTCTGAGCAGCCACATTTGTAAATTCTGCCATAATTTTTACCCCTTTCATATCACAAAAGGGCAGATCTTAGCCTGCCCCTCTGTGTAATACGGCATAAGCCGACATCCGAATCAATCGAAAGATACTCTCGATATGAAATTATCAGCAATTGCACCCAGTGTTGCATCCACATCCGTAAAATGTGTTCGGGTTAGGAACCTGATATGCCGGAATCGGTGCTGGATTGATTGCATTAATGAGCTGCTGTGTCTGCGAAGCCATTGCAGTTGTGAGAAGTGCAGACTGGCGATCCTGAGAAGCGGCACGTCTGAGGTCATTGTTTTCAGCCTGCAGGTTAGAAATCTTTTCATTGCAAAGATAATCAAGAATGGCTCTTGTCCCTGCATTCTGGCTGTCGATAATGTCTCTTGTGTTACTGTTCATGGTGTTCTGCAATGCACAGGTGTTCTGCGCCATATTGTAGTTCACACCCTGGATAGCTTCCCTGGTTTCACAACAGCAGTTCGCAAGCTGTGCCTGTAAAGCATTTGTATTCTGCATATTTGCTACAGTATCGGCATTAATAGCCTGCTGAATGCCGAAACCAGTCTGCATGATGTTTGTGTTGATTCCGTTAAAACCGGTAAGCATACCATTATTCATGGCATAAAAGCCATCGCACAGGCCGCTGTTGATTCCGTCAAGCTTACTGATTACTGCGGAATTGTCAAATCCTCTCTGAATGTCTGCCTGAGTAGCTGCTGTGGCTGCATATCCGCCGCCGTTGCCGTTATTGCCCCAGCCGTTGTTTCCCCATCCGCAGAATGCGAACAAGAAAAGCACGATAAGCCACCATGCACCATCTCCACCAAACATGCCGTCATTATTTCTACCGTTTCCAGTAGCAGCGGCAATATCTGCTAAGCTATAATTTCCATCCATAATATAATCTCCCTTATTGTATTTACATCAATCTGGCCAGATTGTAATGTACTATTTCATTCCTTTCAACATGTGCTGAAACTGTCCTGCCATCTGCTGAACCTGATTAAGTTGCTGTTGAGAAATCTTCCCAGACTGTAGCATCTTCTCAACTTCTGCTTTTGGGTCTCCATTAAAATTCTGCTTAAACTGCATGAACTGCTGTATCATCTGCACTGGCCCGTTTCCCTGTGGCATCCCACCACCAAGTGCGTTAAATAATGGATTACTCATCTGTATTTCCTCCTTTGGCTGCTGATTTCTGTGTGGCATTAGCTCTAACAGGTTCAGAAAAAGAATTTAATCGGTTTATGATAGCTTCATATTTGCCTTTTAAATCGTCATATTCCTGTCTGGTGACATATTTACTGTCCATATTCTGAACAGGCTGTTTAGGTGGCATCTGAGTGCCTACCTCATGGTATTCAAATGTTCGTAATGGCTGTGGCATACCGGAAACATCTGTGGATTTTATGAAGAACTTTTCACTCTCACTGTCCATCAGTAAAACACTTGTCCCGGGCGCTACCAGATAGGATTTTGCACCGACTTCGCCGGATACCCACAGGATACCATTATTATTCTGTTGGAGTTGCTGTACTGGTTGAGCTGGCATCTGGACAGGCTGTTGCTGGAACTGGTTCATCTGTCCCGGAACGCCAAAACTATATTGATAAGGATTGTTATATAATGCCATCTTATGCACCGCCTTTCTGATTATATTTTTGCATAAAAAAAGAACCGGAAACAGTTCGTTTCTGGTTCTAATTAGTGTCCAAAAAGTATCAGCATACTTTAATTATTTTATTATTCACCCTCCGGCTTAATCGTTTCGCCGTGGATATGCTCACGTTCATTTTCTCAGCACAGTATTCAAGAGTGTGTTCCTGACATCTCAGCCGGAACAGCTTTTCTTCATCCGGTGTAAAATTACACTCTGTCAAGAACCTGTCTATATCTTTCTTAGTGAATATACATATAACTTCATGAGCATACCCCTTATTAATGCAATTAACGTTGATTCTGCGCAAGATACTCCGTGAGCTTCTGCTTTGTTTTTTTTAATTCTTCAACATTGTTTCCGCTGATCTGACTGTCCAACATGGTTGACAGCACTTCCAGAATTAATGAATCACGCTCTGCAATTCTCTGGAGACTCTCGTAATCTCGTTTGTCATGTTCTTCCAGTCTCTCCACTCGTTTGTTAAGTCGAAATGCCGGAGTAATCCATTTAAAGATTACAGCCGCCGCCCCTCCGACAATGGATACCCCTCCACAGATAGAGAGAAAAATTTGTACAAATTCTGATATGCTCATTTATTCTCCTTTTCCCAGTAATATACCGGGACTTCATTTCCGGAATCCCATGTATCGAAATATTTGCCCTCTTGCACTGTCACCACATGACCATCTATGCAGAGGATGTATGTACCTGTCGGATGGTCTGTGCAAAAGTCATTGACTGTATAGATATATCGCTCTGATTGTTCAATCAGTTTGCGTCTGTATCCATGTTTATAGAGGTACGCTCCCCAGACATAATTTGCACTTGGCATATCTGACAGAGTGCACGCCTGTATCATTAATCCGGTGAATACCGTTTCCCAGTCGAACCCGGTTGCTTTACATATTGCCCGGACAGCGCAATCTCCGACTCGATTACCAGCAGGATTCGGATTATAATATTCCCATCTGTCCATCAGTCGATCCCCTTTGCTGTTTTATATCGTTTTGCCGCTCCTCTGGCTTTTGCGGCATTCTGACGATTCCACTTAGCGATCATAAGGCGGTCTTGTAGTTCCCTCAAGTCATTCTGCTTGCAGTAATCCTTATATGCAGCATTTTGTTTCTGTAAAAGATAAGACTTCCGGTCAAGGTCTTGTTGGAGCGCAAATCTTGTCTGTTCGTCCTTACAGTTATCAACCGCCGCTTGCATTCCGAGAACTTCTCTCTTTGTCTTTCGGATTCTTCGCTCGTAAGTACGTTGTCGCTGTTCCTTTTCGTACTGCTTTCCTTTGTTGGCTTTATCCTGTGCTGATAGTTCTGCATAAGGATTAAATTCTCCGTCACTGGCCCCAAAACTATGCCGACAGTTGACTCCTGACAGTCCGCTTGCCGTTCCATATCCAGTCAATGAGAACGGCGGAAACTTCTTGCTCTTACCAGAACGAGAGTATATCTTGCCTTGCCACCATGAGTGATTTCCCGGATTCTCACCGCCATCACCCGTTCTGGCTCCTATGTGCGCACTGACCAGAACTAAATCCCAGTCCATTTCTTCCATGCGTTTCAGGGATATATCTCCCGTAGCCTGAGCCACACCAGTTCTGACAGAACGTGCTACTGCTGTTTCAATCGTGTCTTTTCTGCCGGATGGATATGTGACGGCAACACCATCTGATACAACGTTATTAACTGCCTCTTTAATGGCTTGCGTATACCCAATCGCCCCAGTCATCACATGATTATATGCAAGGTCGCATTGCTCGATATAGAGCCTCTGAGCGGCACTTGCGGTTGTTCTTGTGAAGTTCTTCCAATCACCTAGACAATGGTTCATATTCCGCTCCATGAGTCTTATCATAGCCGGAGACTGTTCGATCGGTACAGGACTTAATCCTGCCGCTTTGTATACCTTGTCATCATAGTTCATTGCAGTGATTCCGGCATCTTCAAATGCTTCAAGAAGTTCCTGCTGTTCACGTTTGGTATACTTGGATAATTCTGCCAGAATGTCCTCTAGCAGTTCACCAGATTCCTGTAGCGTTCTGATTCTCCACGCATCAGCATTGGTCAGGATATAGTCCTCACCTCTGCCGATTCTTGCCATCATTCTCGACACAATCTCGGAGATGATATACTGGTGCAGTTCTTCAGCAATCTGCTCACTGCCCTCTGTTATCCGGCGTAAATATTCTGGACTAAGCATAGTATATCACCTCTTTCGATAAATGTTGTGGTACATGTTTTGGTTTTTACTGGTTAACTAAAGCCGACTTTAGCGAATCAGTTTCCTCTTTCAGTGAAGCAACGTCCGTCTTGTTCTGCTCGATCTGCTGCGCCTGTTCTGTCGTGGCTCCGGGCTTGACTGGATTCTTTTCAAGGTACTCATTTACTGCGGCTTTAATTTCTTCCGGTGAGATTTCGCCGCCTATTCCTTTTAAACATAATTCGTATAAATACTTCTCTTTTCTCGTGATCGGCTTCGGAATTTCGCCCGTGTAATCACCTGTCAGATATGCAAGATATTTTTCTTCCCTTGTTACTGGTTTATCTGCCATCTTTTTACTCCTCTCCGAATAGTGTTGGTTCATCTGGCTGAGCTTCTTTGACCATTGCTTTCGCATCTTCCTCAGTCATTCCCTCAAATTTTACGAAATACAACCATGCCGGAACCTTGCCAGTGGTCACATACTGCCACCATCTTGCACGTTCGTTTTCTCTGACATAGAGAATGTCTCCAAAATCATAATTGACTTCATAAGCTCCGACTGGTGCAAGTCCGTACAGGTCAGCGTAAACGTTCAGTGCGTAAATAACTTCGTCCAGACAGGATTCCAGCTTGTCTCGAACATCTTTTATGAACTGCACTGTCCTCTGCTGTTCTGCTTCTACGCCCGTAGCCGTCTGAATACCGCTAGATTCGTTAAAAACAAAATACCCGTTGGAGAATCCAATCTTATATCCTAACTGGCTTAAAAGGGCATTTATTCCGCTTATACGGGTATCTGTGTTGAGTATCGGATTTATTTCCTGGTAAAACTCTTTTTCGTCCTGTCCGAATACATTTTTCACATAATCCGGCAAACTCATTTCTGAGCATCTGTGCTCCATTGCCTGTGGTGTCATGGCGGATACAGGTGATCCGCTCGGCATCAGCAGTCGGTCATCCACCAGAGCGGTTCTCTTAGAATCAAGGATTTCTTTTGCATTACGGCTGTATGCAATGTCCAGGTCTTTCAACTCTTCAATTGCTTCTGCAAATATCGGTAAGCCGAGTGGTGCACTGATATCCACATTGTTCGCCTGTGGTGTCCGAAATACTCCGTATAGTGGCCCATCCAGCTTCTCACCATTTGCTTTGAGTATTGGTGGCGTATCTGCCATGAGGTCAGCCCATTTGGTCTGTTTAAGGTCGATCTTATCTCCGATGCTCTGAGGGGATTTCGACACATAAGCCCTGTTAGAAACGTAGTACGGATAGGTCGTCACGCCATCTATTGTGGTCTCAACAAATCTATGATATTCAAGCCGTGTGTAGTATTTCCGTCCGACAGTATAAGAATCCTTAAATATAATCCCTTTAATTTCCTGATTGTCATAATTCACAATCATTACATCTGCTGGAGTAAATACGTCAAGGCTCTCACCGTTTGGCTTGATGAACACTGTTCCATAGGCGCAACCATATTCTACCCAGTGCCGAATCTGGAAATATACCTTGTCAATCTGCTCCTGTAGCCATGTCGCTCTTGCGGAACCATCAATCTGAATGCCGATCGCCAGTGTTGCGAGCCGAGCTGTCTCTGAGCAGACAGATTTCGCGAAATTGATCGTCTTGATATTATTCTTATCATCTAACCATTCCGGCGCACCTCTGTAGATGTTCGCACACCGATTAATCAGTGATTCCATCTCTGGAAATTCTGCTGCCTGGATATTGAAGTCCTCTTCGGCTTGTTTTTTGAATATCATGTTAAACCACCTTTTTAGTGTTGTTATAAGTCCCATTTAGTCACCTGTCGCTATCTTCTTTCCGCACATCGGACAATAATTAAGGTCAAACGGTCTGGAAGTAATGCTTCTTTTTCGGTCTTTCATGTACATGTACAGCATACAGCCGTATATATATTTGCTCTTCTTGTATTCTGGATTATCATGGCATTCTTTCCAAGAAGCTAATTCATCACAAAATTTACACATTATGCACTGTACCCCCTTCTGTTAAACAACGGCTCATAAGCATACCTAAGTGCTGAGATTGCATGATCGTTTCCGTCAGGATAGCCGCTTATTACATTTCCCTCTTTGTCCCTGTCGTACTCATATTCCGTAATTTCCTTGTATGCATTCGGTGTCCGCTTCGGGTCAATGACAAGTGTCTTTGTTTGTAAGAATTTAAAACCATACTCGATACTTCCCGGACCTTTGATTGCTCCTTTGGCAGGAAGTCCGGCATCCCGGAAGTCGTTCACGGACTTAGGTTCTGCAGAATCACATATCATCGTATAATCGTCATAGCCTTTTTTCTTGATCCAATCAGCGGTCTTGGAGTTGCTCCATTTATTTACATACAATTCGTCAATCAGATATATCTTTTCTCTGGCAGAATCGTAATAAGTTCGGAGATAGCAGAAGGCATCCGGGTACCATCCATAATCTACGCCAGCGAAAATACGATCCATGCGGCTGATCTCTTCGTCTGTAATATCTCTGATTTCGAGATATTCAAATACGTTTCCACCGTTTCCATTTGCAATTCCCATATATTCATGTTCATAAGCGTTTGGATTGACTTCTTTCAGATGTTCTGCTTCGTCAATAAATGGCTGCCCCAGCCATCCTTTTGGCACGTCCAAGTAAGTTGATGAATGAACTATTCTGTTCTCTTTTGGTTCGAGAACATACTTATTAGCCCAGTTATTCATCGTTTTTGGTGGATTGAAACTCTTAAATATCCATGCAAGGTTGCCACCACGGATCGCAGACTGCTCAATCTTACGAATTTCCTCAGGTCCCGCGAATTGATCCAACTCCTCAAACCAGAGAATACCAATATATCCGAACTCAGGGTTAATGGACTTAATCTTGTCAGGGTCATCAGCACCACGGAAGTATATCTTTTGTCCGGTTGCTTTTAATGTAATCTCCATAGGTGATAACTTGGAATCAAACTCTTCTGTAAATTCCTGTTTTCCAATAGCCCATTTGATTTTGTTATATACAGAATCTTTAATAGTATTCCCAACCTTACGGCACACAACAGCATGAATATCATGGTTATTCTTCATCAACTCTACTATAGTCATTCCAACAGTGGTTGATTTCGTGGATCCACGTCCGCCTTTAAATACATACTCCAGATGTTCCTTATCTCGAATGTCCCTGATAGCCCAATGAAAACAATCAGGAATGTTATACAGGTCCATGTGATACTCTTTTGCATTTCTGGCGGCTTCCTCTGCTGCTTTCTTTTCTTCCTGCTCTTGCTTAATTTTTAATGTTTTTTCCAGATCATTCATGGATTTGAGCTGATCGGAGAAGTCTGGAGCAAATCCGAATGAATCAGTCAGTTCGCCTCTTGCGATCATGGAGCGGCGTTGCTGAATCTCTGCCAGAGACATAATGTCAGTGCCTTTTTGTTTTTCGATGAGGGACTGTTTTTCGGCTATATATGCAGAAATGTTAGGATTTGTTAGGTTCTGAGTTCCTGTTACTCTAACACTTCTCTCAGCATACCCAGCTTTCCTTGCGGCATCAGATGCATTTCCGCCATTTTTTATATATTCGTCTGCAAACGCTTTCTGCTTAGGCGTTAAGTCCATCTAATCACCTCTGTCTATCCTCATTTTCTGACTGCCTCCCATATTTCTTTTAGGCACATGACCACATCATACTGGGATGCAGTTCGTAATATTTCATAATCGCAATCTTTCCATTCGCCCCTTTTTGTGAGGTGAAGTGTAGGTGTCGATATAATTGTTACTGTTATCAATCGTTCCTGCTCATGGCTGTAGAATTGTGATGTTCCAATTTTTATGATTAATCCGGTGGACAATATAGCTTTTTGAAGTTTTCTTGTAACTGCTTTTAAGTTCGCCATATCATCACCTCATTTCTGGCTATAAAATCCCATAGTAACACTTCTGAGTATATTCTATCACAGGTCAGCAGAAAAGTTGTGGTACATGTTTGAGGAATTTTGCGTTAAAAAAGAGCCGGTAAATACCGACTATCTAATTTTATTCGTTGCTTTGTAATTTTCTTATTACCTCGCCCTGATCTCCCGGACACCCCATGAAACACTCCGGGCAATGTTCGTAGAACGTGCATCTGATGCAGTCATGTGGACTGATTGAGCTGCAATATTGATGTAGTACTGTGAATGCTGATATGGCGAGCTGTGGGGTTATTTCTGGTGTGGTCTTGTCTGGCATATTTATCACTCCTCTCAAATTTGCTAATTTCGAATAAATACCCCGTATTTATTTATGTCTGTTGTCTCAATGTTTACATAAACTGATTCTTTTGAATAAGATGTTATTTTATAAGAATCAACATTTAAATTTAATATTCTTTTTTCTATATCTTGCGGAAGTTTCATCCATGCAATTTTACCATTGCCGTAAGCATAGAGACAAAAATCTAAAACTTTGTTAATACATATATTTACCACAGACCCTTCTATTTTTATTGCCTTTATCGCATCTATTAACCGCATTTCTCATTTCTCCTTTTAATCGCTCGTCATGAAATTACCAAGGCACAGCACACATGCTATAATATTAAGTACCAGAATATCCCAATTCTGATTGATTATATTCACAACAATGCATACAGCGTTCGCAACGCCTAAAGCTAATGAAAAATATTTATTCATTTATTTTTCCTCCCACACTCCCAACAACCTCATTCTCTCATACAGTACAGCGACGGTCTTGCGCCTGTATCCGTAGAAGTCCTTCGGATTCATCGGGATATATCTTTCTTTGCTGATTTTCCTGTAACTTTTCCGGTGTAGGATATTCTCGATAACCATATCCGCTATCACCGTGTTTTTTGGGCAAGCTGACAAGGCGGCACCGGAAAGCAGGTATCCGTACTCTGCCGGGAAGTCTTTCAGCATCGTATTCAGTTTTTCAATGTCCTCTGCCGGAATACCGTAGTCTTTCAGCTTTTTATTCCTTGTCAGCATACCGTTGCTCCTTTCTATCCTGTATAATCCTCAAACTTTTTTACACTTTCAAACGTAGCCCTCATATTTACCCATCGCTGTAATCTTCTGACAGAATCGGTAGGCTTTGTGTTTTGCTTATCAAAAATCATTATGTAAGGCCAATACCCTAAATCCCGAAGTGTATATACTCTTTCCAGATCCTGTTCAAATGTGGTGTTGAAATTTGTTAACACATATACAGACATCTTTCTGCGATCCCAATTAGTTATTTCTTTAAACATTTGGAATTTCGGGATAATTATGCCTTTGTCTTCATATCTGTCCCACACAAAATGAATCTGTTTTATTTTCATTTGCTTAATGTAATTCGCCTTTTCTTCGGTCATAATCCGAATATCGCAGCCTTGTGAAAAATCTATATATGCTTCACTGTCTATTAACTGTTCAGATAGACTTTTCCATTCTGTACAAGCGAACATGTTCGGATCAAACAAGATAATGTTCTTTTGCCCATTCCAAAATTCAGATAAATCAGCTACTTTACAGCTTTTCTTTCCTTCTTTGTCTTTTACGATACAAAAATCGCACCCTCTAGGGCATCCTCTTGTAAGAAAGCCATAAGCGGTATCTTTGCATAATTCTGGATAAAGACTATAATCAGGATAAATATGTTCAATTTCATCCGGTAGCAACTGTCCACCAGACGGATACTCATATCCCGTGCCACCTTTTATGATTTCCGTTGCACATACAGGATGCGGATAATCCGGCGTAAATGTAAATACCTTGCTCATATATACCTTATCTGGTGGATTTATCCATGCTGTTAATGGGTCGTACCATTCTACGGAGTCACCTTTTCCCTTATGCCATGCCGATATTTTCATCAATGGCAAATTCGGAAAATTATGTCCATCAACATCTATAAGTTGTATTCTCATAGCTTCCTTTCTATTCGTCTGGGTGGTGTTTGTCGTACATGATTGCTGCACATGCAAGACCGACTACTCCGAATATGATTCCAAGGGTGAATCCTAATAAGAATGTGATCATGGCTCATCCTCCTCGTGCGTTTTGAATGTAAAATAACAATCAAGCTTCAGATCGCCCTCGTAAGATATAGTGCATTCAAGTTCGTAACCCCCTGCTTCTGCACATTTTTGAACCAGCGTGTTCAGGGCATCTCCAATTTCTTTGGTGTCTTTATCGATATATTCAACCATGTTTAATCCTCCTTATATGGTTCTGAACAAGTGCCATTTCATCGTTCATACTTCCACCTTCTCATAAGTTTCTCTGAATATATCTGGCTTACACGGATAAAATTCACCGCAAACACCGCGGATGATATAATCACCAATATTCGCAAGATGTTCGCCCTCAAGTGTTTTAATAACCAGACCGCCCGGAACTTTCCATTTGTCGATATAGAAGTTATCAGATACAATCGGGAAATCAGATGTCATATACTCCTCTGGGCAATTGCCATTTGTCAGGAAATCGAACATTTCTCGCTTGTTTGTACCAGTCCACTGTACTGCGTCAATTACAACTGGTTTCTTCCTGTATTTCATGCTTCCACCTCACTATCCGCTGGCATCTGATAATCAATATGTCCATTTACATAGGCTTCCTGAATCATATCCAGTACTTTGATTGTTTTTTCCTTCGATGAATAAGTCCCAAGCGCATAGCTATCTTTCCAATACATGGTTGCATGTCCCTTACCATCGCCTAAAATCTCTATAGCAATCGGGCCTTCCATATTAGCTAAAATTTCCTTGTCCTGGCTTCTGATTAACATTTTGTGTCCTCCTAATATCTGTCAAATTCAATATTGTTATCTGTGTAAAACCGGTATGAATCCTCCATGATTTTCTTGACTCCACACATGATAATTTCTTTCGCTTTGCTGACAGCTTCGTTAAAATCCTCTGTTCTGAGATCGTAGTTGTAAATATTCAATACACTACAGTTGAGAAACAGTGCATCTCCATAGCCAACATATTTGTGAATAATGATTCTTAAAGAATTGTATTTTAAGGCAAAAATACTTCCGGTTTTAGGCTCTTCGTTATACTTAGCATTACTTTTGAATTTCATTGTTATCCTCACTTTCCACATGTAAGCAACTGTCACGCTATTGTGCAGTTGGCACATGATTTTATACTCCCATCTTCTTAACCAGATTCTTATTCATCTCATCAAATATTACATCTGTGTTCTCTTCAATGTCCTGTATCATGCTCAGGACGCTCATTTCGCCCCTATTTGCCATTTTGACGTATTCGTTGGCAGTTTGCATGACTGCGAGCAAACGCTTCGTAGAAAAGCCATATAAACGCCTCAGAGCCATCATGGTTGTAACGACGTTAATCGTATCAGCCCAATCTTCTCCATCATTGAATCCATTCTCATAAGCTTCTCTTTCCATACTTTTGATCTGGCTATGGCAGTTAATCATAGCTCGCCCAAATGCCTGTGCTGCCTGGTTGGACTGAGCTAGAGGAAGTCTCTGCTTCCGTGGCTTTACTTTAAGTTTACTACTCACGCTTCACACACCTCCTAATCTGCCCTGTAACGGCTTCAAACTGCTTAAGTAATGAATTGTCGTCATTTCGGTTTAAAGTCCGATCATAAGCCGGAGAGACGTCCCACAAGCCATTTACGAGGACGCCGTGTGCCACACTGTTGAGCAGTGCACTCCGATGCGCTCCTGTGATGCTTATGATCTCGTCAAGAGTGAACTCTCCGACATATTCAGTACCTTTGAACAGCTCATATAGTTTCATGCTTCTTCCTCCTTGTCACGAATTCATATCCTGTCAATCGGAATGCTCTCGGTGTCTTCGGGTGATCTGTTTCGATCAGGCCATCTGTTCGCAGCATGTCCATGTGGCGAAGCACCGTGACATTTGACACACCAACGCCATCAGCAATCTCTTTGTAAGACGGCGCGTACCGATGTTCTTTGATATACCGGCAGATGTACAGATATATGTCTTTGTGAATCTGCTGACCTTCTTTATACTTCTGTTTGTACATTCTTCTCACGCTCCTCTTTCATCTTCTGCGCTCTTTTAAACATTTTTTCGAGATAGTCCGCATAAGCCAATAACATATGATCTACAAACCCGTTTTTTCGATATTTTTCTGACATGATATGAATCTGTTCTGTCACCTGCTGCCAGTATTCATCATTTTCTTCGATTCCGGCAGTCTGAAGAACCAGTGCCGGGAAGTCAATCTGCAAGAACTTAATAGTGTTTGGTATCTGCTCGTGCGTCACTCTCATGTTTATACACCTTCTTCTACCTCAAAACTCTGTTCAAGAAGTCGCTCATTATCCTTGCTAAACGCCTTAATATAGCTTTGTTTTATCGGTCTGATAAAATGTATACCATTAGCGGATTTTGCCCGGGAAACAGCCACATAGAACTGCCCAGGATCCCAACAGCAAGGATCGATGTTGATTTTCTCGAATGTCTGTCCCTGTGATTTATGAATACTGATCGCCCAGGCAAGTTTCACTGGGAACTGAGAGAAAGAACCTACTTTTTTGCGGACAATCTTCTCTTTTACGATCTTCTGACCGTCTTTCTCCTGCTCAGATTCCTCGATAACCTGTTTCTCAATGTCTTTACTGTATCTGTACAGATTAACTGTTTTGCCTTTATCGGTCTTGATAACCAGATAGGATTCCTCAAACTCTCCGTTGTCCACAATTTTCTGGATAATGCCGATTGTTCCGTTTACATAATTCCCGGACAGATCATTAACTGTAATCATCACTTTTGCACCAACATTAAGAATTAAGTCCTCTCTGGCAAATGCGATATTCTTGATATCGGCAGATGTTAACTCACCGTCAACTGCTGCATGAAACACTTTTTCCGTCTTTTTATTCAACTTGCCAAGAAAGGTATTGTTAATTCTGTCAGCTTCTGCATTAGTGCCAACCAAGAACGGTGTTTCCGGTATAACCTTGTCTGATTCGTTATTCTCCAGATATGCTATTGATTTACGGATATTATTGCCGTATTTAATATCGTTCAGCACATATTTGAATCCCTCGTCATTCTGTCTGCATACTTCATCAAGCTTGATATACTCAAACGCCATATCTTTCCAATATTCAGACATGAAAGCATATCCGTGTTCGTACTTTCCGCCCTTTCCATAATCAGATCCATACATCCGGCAGAGAATTTTACGGTCATCTGTCGTGACAACTGGCGGAAGCTGGTAGAAATCACCAATTACGATCAGTTGAACGTCTTCTTTGTCCTCTCCGATCAGAAGTCTGTCAACTGCTCTCTCTTCATTCTCCGTGATGATCGTCTTTGCAATCATATTGAACAAATCGAACCGGCACATGCTGATTTCATCAATGATAAGAACATCTGCTTCTTTCAGAAGTTCAGCTCTGGATTTCACCTTTTTCTTATAGTCCTCAAATTTAATTGAAATATTCAATGCCCGGTGTACGGTAGTTGCCCCATATCCGATATTATCCGCAGCTATTCCGGTAGTAGCAGATACCAGAACACTTTTACCAGCTTTTTCTGCCTCATCGATGAACGTTTGGATAACTGTTGTCTTGCCGGTTCCTGCATCACCTGTCAGAAAAACATTACTGCCAGACAGCATTGTGTCTAATGCATATCTTTGCTTTTTATTGAGATCATCTTTTTTCATTTTGTAACCACTCCTTGTAAAAATTATGTCAACTAAATATTTTTGTAATATTCAATTAATTTTGCTATAATAAATCTAATTGTATATACTTTTTAATTTTGTAACCAACGTGTAACCGACTTTTTCGACCTATTGGTTACGCCAAAACCCCTTATTTTATGCGGGTTTCAGAGATATGTAACCGTGTAACCAATGTAACCAAGGTTTTCATATAGGAGAATCACTAGAGTATATGTTTTTTATACACTCTCAAACTTTCTCCTATAGGACGTTTTTTTTCGTGTTACAACGGTTACATGGTTACAAATTATGAAAATGGAACATTCGTTCCTTCGCTGGCGGGTGCGAAATCAGCTTCAACTGATCCATTTTCTTGCTCGCTCTCAAGGTCCTTTATGTTAATGACTTTTACTGCGATAAGCCTCATCACGCTTCCTCCGTCCCTTTTTAGCACCGTATCTCTCTTTCCTGTATGCTTAATCAATTCTCGATTAATTGCCCAGGCAGAAAAGGCTTTTCTGGAGAATCCATTATTTTTCAAAAGGTTTTCAAGAGGTTTCGGATAAAAATATACATATACATCTCCATACTCATCTGGCGTTTCCTTGAATCCCCATTGATCGCAACTGAATTGAGCATCAAAGTGCTGCCCGTACACGGAAAGACTTTCAAGAATGAATTCATAACACCTCTGTCCCTCAGATACGTCTTTTTTACGTGTAGGTATGTCCACAACGTCCTCGACCGTCAGCTCACGTCCATCCTTAAATATGAAATCTGTAGCTAATTTGTCAGCCAGCAGAAGCGTAGATATTGCCATGATTTGCTTTGCCGGAAAATCAAAACCATCAAACCCTTTTTCAATCTCAGATTTCATTTCTTTTAACTGATCCGGCGTGAACTGCTTGAGATTTCCAACAAACACTCTTCCGGCAAAACCATAGTTCTTCACGACAATGCCGTTAATCTCTGCTGGATTCTCGTAAATATCCTCGCAGCACTCAATTTCAATAATTCTGTTGATTGCTCCGCCGGAATCTGCAAATTCCGAAATAGGGTTCTCACCATTGCAAATGGTCACATTGCTCCATATATTCTCCTTAGCTGCTCCGAGGTCCTTATTTGAACGTGCTTTTCCCTTACCAGAACAAAGGTTATATATAAGCGTTTCGTAGTTATCTCGGATATACTGAGAAGCGTTCTTTGAATCATCCAGAATCATCGGAAAGTTATTGAGCATATCTGCCCTGGTCTCCAATGATGTATCTGTTGACCGAAAGTTTCCAACGTAAGCTCCCGGTGCCGGGTTTCCCCAAACCGATGCCGCTATATTGATCGTTACTGTCTTTCCACCGCCTGTCTGCCCGTAGAAATCTACGATGAACGGCAATACATCAAGTGGCTGTATAAGAACACTTGCAAAAGATGCCGCCAGCGCTATTCGTGGCTCTAATCGTCCGCATGACCGCAGCTGTTTAGCTAGAGTCACCCACTTGAAGTAATCTCCGCTTTCCTGTATACTCTGGAATAGTGCTTTAAAGCGGTATTCCCCGTCAAAAACGATCGAAAGGTCGTAAGGTACAAACACATCGCCATGCCACCCTAACTTGCTTGTAGAGTGCTGTATGTCAATCATATCGGCATTGTACATTTCAACATCTGCCAGATACTTTACGAGAAGCCTTGCATTCTCTGAATTGACCTGCACCCCGAACCTTGCAAGATTAGTTATTGCCCTGGAAGTCACAATGTCGATTTTCGGAACAGTTATTTCCGTCCAATATCCATCCCTTTTAAAAGCCACTGTGATCTGTTCTTCACCTGTTTCAATGTTTTTCAGTCGGCGTATCGGCATGATCGGGTGGTGACATACAAGTTCTCTCGCCTTAGATGTTTCAGAAGAAAATATTCCATTCTCTGTAGCTATCCAGCTGCCACAAGCCATATTAGGATACTCCTTATCAACAGAATCAGGATAAAAGTTTGTGATGTTTTCAACCAGCTGCATGGAACGATTTGCTTTTTCTTCTTTTTCTTTTTCCTGCTCTGCTTTTTGAAATTCCTTTATAAACTCTTCTGCTATATGTTTCGCTTTCACACTTTTTGCCCGGTCCATCAGTTTGAATTTGATTTCTGAGCGGTCGATTTTACTTTTTATCGCAAAAAGCTCTTCATACAACTGCTTCTCCATAAAGTCTTGTGCCTGTAAATTTTCAATATTTTCAAGAATTTTTCTCACCTCCTGACTTAACAGACAGCAATTCATATCTGCTTTTTTCTTTCTCGAGATTAAATTGGCACATATACCACTCTTCTGAATCAGGAGGGAACGTTTTTAGTGCTGTTTCGTACATAAGTATATTCTTTTCTATCTGTTCAAGTTCACTATGATCCTGAACGGGATTGTATCTTTTTGCTTTGATATCTCGCACTTCATGCCTGATCTGGTTACGACTTTTGCCTTTTTTTGAAATATAAGTACCGCCCAGCTCAATAAATGCAGTGCTAAAAGGGATGGATTCGTATTGCATCACGAAATCAAACACATCGCCACCGGTTCCACAGCCGAAACAGTAAAAGGAATCATCGTAGATTTTGCAGGATGCTGACTTTTCCTTATGAAAAGGGCAACATATAAATCCTGCTCTATTCGGCCTTAGTCCGTATCTGGAAAGAATTTCCGACATTTTCACTGACTGTTTGATTTCTTCCTTAGTCATGACAGCAGCTCCACGATCTGCCGCCCGGTTTCTTCTTTTGTACAGAATTCAAATCGGACTCCGTATCTATCTCTGATTGTGCAGAGAGATTTATACAACTGGCAGCCATCAACAGCCTTGTCAGAGATTACAGTCTTTACTCTCTTACCGTTTACCGTCTTCCAGATAACTTTGTGTTTTCTTGGGTTCTCCCAAAAATACACATCACCAACGGACTTAATATCTGGCCCATGTTCACATAGGATAATCAACTGAATACCTGCTTCACGCGCTCTGATAAGCTCTGCTTTGAATCTTTCATGCTGCTGGCAGACATTTCCGCAAAGCTCTTGCAAATCCTTTTTACGGTCAATACAGAGTTTTGCATTGTCCAGTGATTGATAATCACCGCAATACAATTTAGAGCGAAAATACTGCACTCCAAGGCTATCAAACTGACTCTGAATTCGTCCCCATTCTGATTTATGTTCCCTTGTGTCCACTTGTATAACCATTAAAAACACATCCTTTTAATTGAACGGAAGTTCTTCCTGTACACTGTCTGGAATACTCATAAAGTCCGTACCTGCTGGACTTGCTCCCATGATAGCTTCTTCCTTCAGATGATCGTCATAGGCCTTTGTGGTACGCTCTTCCGGAATATCTGCATCTTTGATTCCTTCCACGCTGCGGAACCATGCAAGTTTGTGACGTTTTACTTCTTTATTGTCGTACCAGTCTCTCTCCAGACGGAAGATGCCGCCGATCAGTTTTCCCTTAAACTGCTGCCCGAAATTATCGCCCCACTTAACGGCAAATCCCGGATTTGACTTTTCTACGCATGTGATAAATGTTTTAAGGTTACGGACACCATAATCTACACTCTCGTCAATGACCATATAGTTAGTGCCGGCGTTCGGATATTTCTTGTCTGGACGGATATCGTTTTCGAACTGCTTCATAAAGTACCCCGCCTGTTCATCACCTTCTGCGAAATCAAACAAGATAACAAGCATATCAAGCCCACCCTGGGATTTTTTCTCTGATACCTGCTTAATTACCATTTTGTGTCCGCCGAGCTTAATCGGCTCAAATTCTCCTGCTGCCTGTGTAGTATCGTAATTATTTGGTTTCTGCATTATCTGTTCCCCCTAATTCATAATAATCTCTAATAACCTTATCCACCTCTGCAAGGTCGTTACCAATAGTTAAACTGCCAAACATCCCGATTGGGGACTTGCTTACCGCTCCCTGACTGGACTGAGTGACAAATAAGTGTTTTCCACTCTCTTCGATGCATCGAAGAACGATGGTAAACATGCCCTCGATGCAAACTTTTTCGTCCAGAAGTTTTCCGATGGTCTTAGGCTTTACTTCTCCAGAATCATCCTTTTCTTCATGCATCATAAGGTAAACAATTTTATTCTGCGGTACTTTTGTTACAATGAACTGAATAAGATTCCAGAAGTAGTCTCCGATATCATTGTACAGAGCGAACACTGCATTACCTTTTCCAGCAGAAGCGTGCCCCTTCATGAAATGATTCGTGATAAGATATCCTGCATCATCAATCACAATTGACTCCGCTTTTGATGCGATCAGGCACTTCATTACCTGCTGGTAATCATCTGTAAACCATCCGTCAATCTTTCCTTTAAATGGAAGTGGTTTATTCAATACTCTGATAAGATTCCAGCGTTCATTCTGGCAGTTTCTAAGACTGGTGCTCTTGCCAGAACCAGATTTTCCGATAATTAATACTGGTGTTGCCATTACTATTCCTCCTTGTCATAAACCACATGCTTGCTGCCCTCAACAATCAGCAAACTCGCGATATCCTTCATAGAAATGGTTGATTCGTTATAGATTTCAACCAGTGCGTTGTATGCTTCTGGCGAAACTTTCACGACCGGGTTGTCCTTATCAGTTGCTGGCTGTTTCTTTCTTGCCGGAATACGGATTTCAAATTCGCTCACTGGTACTTTTCCTCCTTATATGATTTCTGAGCCGTTAAAAGCCCATTCAGAGCTTGTACGTAGCTCGCCAGCGTCCTCGCCTTGTATGAACTCTCGATGTAGTTATCAGCTACAAGGGAAAGTTGCTCGTCTATCAGGGCAAGGATTTCATCAATTCTCTCCTGCATCTTTTCTCACCTCGCTAAAGAAACAGTAAACATTGTCAGAGTCATCTCCTCTCGCTGGATTCTGCTCGCCGTTCGGAAAGATTCCGCCAGCACAATGATATTCGAGATGGTTCAGATACATGTCCGGGTTCTCCCAGTCAAGAATGTACGCTTTCCGCCTGTTCAGCTCCTCCAGAAGCTCGTTCACTGTTGTTGTCAGTTCCATTGTCGGCAGAAGTTTCAGCTCTGTCTGATTCAGCATTTAATGGGCACCTCCCATCTATCAGAAGTTCCAACAGAAAAGTTTTGATTATCATAAGCTTCTCGCGGATTTCTCTTTCAGAAAGATAATCAAAATTTATAGTCTGATACAAATCCCAATTGAATTCGTTTCCGAGAACTTCGATGATTTTTTTTCTTTTAACTCCTCTTACATTTAATCCGTGTGATGAATGTTCAAACGTAATACTTGCTGTCGGAACTTCGTTTACGACTCTTTTACAGAGTTCATAAATTTCATCGACTTCTTTCTCAAACATTTTCATTCTCCTTTCTCTCTGGTGTATCAATATCCCAGAGGATTCCATATACGATTGCCGCTGTCATCGCCGCCGCAAAAAGCTGTCTGCCCGATCCGCCCCACTGCCAGAATGGAAGGAACGTGGAAAAACCTCCGATCAGTGCGGCACATATGATATTTTTCAGATTATTCACTGATGCCTCCCAGAATCCACGCAAGATTGCTTGCCACCAGTGCGGCGGCTGTTACAATCCATGCTGTGAACCATCTTTTTGACTTCTTCTTGCTTTCTTCGACAATTTCAGTCGCAAGTGCTACTTCGATGTCAGCCCATGTTGGCTGATTTTCGTTTCTGATTTCGCTCATATCGTGCTAATTTCTCCTTATTTTTTCTTATTTGTCTTTACAATTAGCAGATAGAGAACTATAATGTATCTATCCACTAAGGTGTTTTAGTGGTGCAAAGCTCCGGGGTGGAGGTGTCGTCTCCCTCCGGGGCACTCACTTATTGAGAGCCTCTTTGTCTTTCCAGACATGGCCAGTTACTTCATAGACTTTCCTAGGGCTTATGATGTATGTGATTCGTCCACCGGAAAGACT